ATACTGGAACACAGTGTTTTACCTCCATTTTGAATTGTTAAAAGAGATTCCGGGCGGAGCCATATGAGGCGGGCGTTCCGCCCGGATGGGGTGATTAACAGATGACACAAACCGGGGAGAAACGATGCGCGGAGCTGGCGTAGCCGTAGTAGCTGTAGACATAGCCCGAAGAATACACATACCACGTATTACGCGCACTGCCACGATAAGCACTCCGCAAACGCACGTACTGCGCCGAATTGGCATTGAGGGCCGGGATCTTGAAGGCGTCGAAGACGTTGTTGGAGCCCGTGCCGACATAGGTGTTCTTACCCAGGCGGGCACGCCAATACTCGAAGACATCGCCTTCCACATTGGCCAGCTGCGGCGTCACGTTCATCTGCTGAAGACTCGGCAGGAAGAACATATCAAAAGTATCCTCGGTGGCATCCGTGAAGCCTTCCACGGTGTTCAGAGCGGTGGTCACCTTGACGGGCTTAATGGCGTTCAGGAATTCGGCGTCGAAACCGGTCATGAAGCCCTGCTTGTTGTACTGATCCGGCCGGATGTCGAAGTCTTCCTGGCTCGCCCACCAGTTGGCGCCGGACTTGTTGAGGTACTGGCGAATGGCGGAAGTGCTCCAGCGGTTGTGGCCGTAGCCGGTCGCCTGCATGGAGTTGAGACCATCCTCACCCACAGAAGCCAGCAGCATGGTACCAAGATCGGTGCCGCCGTCGCCGGCAGTGACCGTCACGGTCTCGATGGGATCAGCGGAAGCGGGCGTCGCCCAGCTCTTCACTTTGAAGGTGGAAGTAGCCACGTCCGGCAGACTCTCAAAACCGCTCAAACGGCCGCCGGCGGGCACAGCCTGAGTCAGGGTGAACTGCCAGGTGGTGCCGGCGTCAGCGCCCTTGGCGCCCCATTTGGCGCCGAAGGTAACGTGATAGGTACCGGCAGCCAGGCCCTCGGGGCAATTCATAAACGCCTGCTGATGACTGAACTGCACGCCGTAGGCGGAGCACAGGTGCATCTGGATGAACATACCGGGAACGATGCTGCCGTCCCGCAGCTCCACTTCCCCATGGTGCACGATGTCCCAGGCCACCTGATAGGCGGTCTCATCGGTATTATGAGCGGAATCATCCATGTCCTTCCAGGGCATGATGATCTGGTCGCCGATGGGGAACATCTTGGTGTTGCGGGCAACATCGCCGCCGCGCACCAGATCGGCAATCTGACGCATGGAGGAATAGACCTGCGTGCGGCTGCCTTCGGCGATCATGGCCAGATGGCCGGACTGAATCTTCATTTCGTCAAGCAGCGCCTGACCGGTGGAATCCAGAAGAATCGGTTCATTGGTAATCGTAGACATACTTCATTACTCCTTTTCTACTCTTACGCAGAGTTTTCCATTGCTTACGACCAGACCCACGTCGCCATAAGCGGCAGCAGCCGCATCGACAGCGGCCTGTTCGGCCAGGTCCTTTGCTTCGACAGCCGCATCGCGGGCCGTTACCGCGTCATTCTTGGCGGCAACAGCGACATTAGCGGCCGTGCCCGGAATGGATTTCGCAAGGGCCAGGGCAGCGCCCAGAGTTTCATTATCCATAGCGCGGTCCTCCTTACATCAAAGATACCCAGGTACCGTCAGCAGCCAGCTGCCACATGGCTTTGAAGCCTGCGGTGTAGGCCATGGTGCCCGGCGGATAAACGTCCGGGAGATTGGCAAGATCAGCTTGAGCGGTCACCATAATGGAAGGAGCGGTGCCTCCACGGTGAAGCTCGCCATCCTTGACATAATCAAGCTGGCCGATCTTGCTGAGGACTTTCTCAATCACAGTTTCCATGTTTCACATCCTCCTTCATTTAGTCTGATCGTTCAACCTTGACGCAAAGTTTTCCATTTTGAATCGTGAGACCAAGATTCGCCATGGCTTCGTCAAGCTGACTGGGAATGGCAGCAACCGCGGCATCACAGGCCTCTTTGGAAGCATCCGCGTTGGTGGCAGCGGTATTCGCCGCATTCGCCTTGGTATTGGCGTTTGTGGCTGCCGTATTCGCGGCCGTGGTAGCCGCATTACAGTTGCCGATTGCCGCGTTGGTATCGGTCTGCATAGTGCTGATCGCGGCAGTTACACGGGTTTCCGCATTGGTGGCCGCGGATCGGGCGGCGGTTGCGGAATCATCGGCGATGGTTTTCGCGGTATCGACGTTGGTGTAGCACTCCTGAATTGCATCATGGAGAGCCTGACGAACGTCTTTACCATAAACCGCGCTCATGATTTGCTGCAACAGAGTGGAGATTCTACTCATCGTCTCTCACCACCCTCGTACAGAGTTTGCCGTCCACAAGAGACAGGCCGAGAGCCTCGAACATAGCCTCCAAAGCGGCCGGCAATGCATCAACTGCCTGATTCAAATCAGAAATCGCCGCATTGCAATTAAGAACAGCGCCATCAGCAGCCGCTTTGGACAGATCACAAGCCTGCTTGGATTCATTTGCCGAGATAGCTGCGTTACTTGCCTGCGTTGCCGCAGCGGTAGCGCTTGTGGCGGCTGTATTACAGCTGCTTGCTGCCTGTTCCGCCTCACCGGCTTTGGTATTAGCGTTCGTCGCAGCTGTATTGCAGTTACCAATAGCAGTAGTTACATCTGTAGCCGCTGTACGAGCATCGGATGCAGCCTGCGTTGCCGAACTGGCAGCGGTATTCGCCGCATTTGTCGCGGTATCAGCATTCGTCTTCGCAGTATTGGCCGCACTTGCCGCGGTATTGGCGGCATCAGCGGCATTATCAGCGGCTGTCTTTGAAGCATTGGCCTGATTTGCGGCGGTTGTTGCGGCGGTTGCCGCAGTATTAGCCAAGCCGGCAGCTGTGTTGGCATCGGATGCGGCGCTATTGGCTGCATCACGTGCGGTATTTGCCTGAGTTGTCGCAGTCGTTGCTGAAGCGGCTGCTGCGTTTGCAGCGTCCGTAGCATTATCGGCATTAGTCTTCGCGGTATTAGCTGCGCCAGCAGCCGTATTCGCAGACTGAGCTGCCGCATTAGCGCTGATCGCCGCCGAATCGGCCAAACCGGCTTTGGTATTAGCTAAGGCCGCCTTTGTGTCTGCATTGTCCGCGGCCGTATTCGCGGACAGCGCAGCAGCATTAGCAGCATTGGCAGCGGACGTAGCTGCATCTTTAGCAGAGTTAGCATCGACAGCGGCGGTATTCGCTGCGGTCGCTTTCTGGTTCGCATTCGTTGCTGCTGTATTAGCACTGGCGATCGCGGTATCAACTCGATCCGCGGCATCGTTTGCCGCCTGAGCAGCCGTATTAGCCGAACCCGCCGCCGTATTGGCAGCGGATGCGGCGTTATTGGCATTCGTGGTCGCGGTCTGAGCCAAAGCCGTTTGCGCATTGGCGTTGGACGCGGCCTGGTTAGCGGAAGCGGTAGCGGCATCGCAGGAAGTGGTTGCGGTGGAAACATCCGTATAGCATTCTTCGATTGCATCATGGATGGAACTGCGAACCTGTTCACCGTAAATCGCTACCTCAATCTCATGGAGCAGTTCCTGAATCCGGCTCGCCATTCATTTCACCTTCCTCCTCCACAATGGTGTCGTCGGTCTGGAGCTCAACTTGCAGAGCATCTTCTCCATTTTGACCGACAGGAGGATTACTGGCGGCATATTCAGAAGCTTCGTTGATCGCATGAATCAGTTCATTGCACTTATCCGTAATAAGTACAATGCGGGCCGCATTTGCAGCCCCCTTGATCTCAATGCTATCAGCAGCTTCACGAATCTGGGTGATCTCCATCCCGAAATCGTAAAGGGTCAACATTCGATAATCCTCCTTAATTGTATCCAGTATTGCCAGAAATACTGACAGACTTAGAATAGTTGGTGGACATACCTGTAGTTGTATACTGAGTGCCAAGCTTCGACACAGTAACTTTATGAGTATGACCAATAGAAATAGTTGTGCTTCCGCTGAAACTATGCCTATGAGAGGAAGGCTTAAAGGAAGAGGGTTTATCAGTGATAGCACTCCAAGCGTGTGAATGATTGGTTTTGGAATAATTCGCAAGCTGAGCATTAACCCATTCCTGCGTTGCAACAGCTTTGCCACCGACCGACATTCCGCTTGTTGCACGAATGTACGGAGCATAAAAGCCTGTAGCAGCATTACAAGTGCTGGGAATACCAGTCAGATAACCTTTATCCGTAACCCACTTCTGCGTAGCATAGTCGGCAAGTTTACCGTTAGTCCATTCCTGTGTAGCAGCAGCTTTACCGCCCACAGTCAGCTCCTTACTGGCGCGGACATAAGGGGCGTATACACCAACCTGCAAAGTAATAGACTTTGAGGTAAGCCAGGAAATATCCGCATGGGACGCTTCAATCTTCTTTGCCACGATCGATTCGATTTCAGCTTTAACGGCTTCCATCGTAATAATCTTTGCTTCAGCGGCCTCGATCTTACCGGTCACAGAAAGAATCTCAGAGTCAACATAAGTCTTATTGGCTTTCAGTTTGATGCTGGATTCGTTTGCGTTGGCCTTGGTTTCGATCGACGCAATCTTGGTTCCCTGAGCGCTGTTATGGCTGGCTTCCAGCTTAATCTGTGCCTCAAGATCATTAGCAACCTGCTGAATGCTCGTTTTGGTTGTGGTGATCTGACTATCCAACGATTTCTTATGCTCTGCTTCCAGCTTGATCTGTGCCTGCAAATCATTGGAAAGCTGGGTGATGTTCGTTCTGGATTCGGTCATTTGACCATCAAGCTTCTTGATGCTCTCAGTATTGCCCGCGATCTTGGATTCCTGATCATTAGTGACGATCGTCAACTGCGCATAATGCGAAGACTCCAGATCAGCCAACGTCTGATGCTGAGAAGCGACCAGATCAATGCGAGCGCCAAGCTCGTTGTTGAGCAAGTCAATGTATGCAGACTGTTCCTTCTGAACCTGGCCCATATCATCAAACTCTTTGCGCAAAGTTTTGATGTTGATGTTACCGGTCGGAGCATCAAGCGAAATACCACAGGAGGACTCAAGCGTTTGCCGGTCCTGATTGTATTTCTTGTAGAGTGTTCCAAGGTCGATATGGGCGGCTTCTTTGTCTACATTGATCCATGCGTCAAAGAATTCATCCAGTTTCTTCTGCGCTTCTTCGGAAGCAGCGTCACCGGCACCACCGCCACCTCCGCCTCCTCCACCGCCGCCATGGCTCTGCTCGCTGTCCTGCTTTGCTTTATCTTTGCGATAACGCTCGGTCAGGCTCTGCTTCGGAGTGCCAAAGGTGTAGGTGTTGTTAGCAGGATTCTCCATATCGTACTCAATCTTGGTACAGGTAAGCGTGTCAAGCATACCATGGGGAACGGACGTAACATGAACCTTATCCCCCACAAAGATTGGACTGGCATTCGGATCGACCAGGTGCATGTCCACCGCTTTCATAGTGATTGTCACCGGCACATTCACGTTGCTCGCCAGGAACCGCTGACCATTCTCAAGAAGCGTGTTTGGGTCATTCACGCTGTCGAAGACATGAGTCTTGACGATACGGCCATAACGGGCCACCGCTGCGGTGTCCACCAGCTCATCACTACCGTTGTTTACGGATTCGATGGTCAAATTCTCATCGCCGAGCGGGATCAGCACCGTGAACACATCCTCGGCCGACACCTCTTCGGTCAAATCCAGAAGATTCTTGCCGAATTCGATGTCCTGAGTGGCGGTCGTGCCATAATCGGCCAGCAAGTCGACATAGGTAACTCCATTTTGACGGCGAGTCCGAAGATAGCCGCCGGTGTAGTCGATCAGACAGGTTTCGATGAAATCGAAGGTGTTCTGCCATTCGTCTGCAATGGAATTGATAGCGATCTGCTTATAGTCAAACTTGCCGGTTTCGGCATCCTGGATGTCGTCAGACTTACCGGTAAGCAGCACGTCCCGATTTTCCACGGTAATGTTGCCAACGGTGAATCGCTTGGATGCTTCCACCCTGGCATTATGCGCGGCGATGATCTTGCGGAACAGTGCGTGCGCTTTGCCGTCGTACTTCTCGGCTTTCTGAACGCTGTCAACCAGATAGGCCAGATCACCTTCACAGTAGATGGTCCGAACATTGTTGAAATTCCGGTTGTTGGTCAGCACACGACCACGGAAGATCTCAATGTCGTCCATTTCCACAGTGATCGTGGTCGTCAGCTGTGGAAGAGCATTGTAATATTTATTGCTCGGAGGAATCTGGAACTGGAGCGAACCAGCTTTGCCCATCTCCAGCGTGAGCTTGGGACTAAACAGCGAAAGCGTGTTGTCCATCGGCTGATAAATGGACTTGCCATTGGCGTAGATGTAGAACATTTACAACCGACCTCCAGTATTCTCAATGGTAATGGTCCCCTGACCATAAAAGATCAGCGTGTTATCGCCGCTGTGCAGCACAATGTTGGGGTTGGTATTCGCTCCCTTGGAAAGGCTGTAGGTGGTTCCCTCATATCGCACGCTCATGCCGGAAGCAGAGCAAATGATAACGGGAATAGAATCCATCATGTCGCCTTCCACCACCACAGTCAGCGATGTGAGAACAGACAGGTTCTTATAGTTGCGGATGATTCCCGTTTCAAAGTTGAACGGGTCCCACAACCAGTCAGAACCGGTATTGTTGATTTCCTTCTTGTAAGGGCCGACGTTATAGTCGATAACGATCTGCGACCAATCCTTGTCGGACTTCCACTGATTGACAGAGAAACGCCCTTCATAGTAATAAGCCGGGTCATCCTCCAGAATGGCCTTGAATTCCTGGCCATGGAGATAGACCATGATCTCGCTATAAAGCGCCGACCAGTCCTTGAATCCGTTCTGGACATAGAAGGTCCAGGAGCCGGTTCGGTTGTTATAGGTGGGACGCCCAGCGAGGGCGGTGGTCAGATCGAGCACACCGTCCCCGCCAGGGATGTTCACCATGTTGGTTTTTACAGTAGGCGGATTGAAAAGAGGACGAGTGGCGGGAATTAAATGCCAATCGTCCCAGGTGTTTTTGTTACCGATTGTGATCGAGTGGTACATTTAATTCCCCCTTCCTTTCCTCATCGCTTGAGTGCCAAGAGCGCTATCCATTTTACTGGAAGTAGCTCCAACCAGTTCTCCGGAATCGAGGACAACCTGCATGTGCGTAAGCGCCTCATTCATTTCGTCAAATCTGGCCGCCAGCGTTTGCAATTCGGATACAACATCCTTATTGTTCAAACCGCCGGCAATGCGGGCCCCATCAAAGTTCAGAGAATTAACTCCTCTGTTGAAGTTAAGCCCCTGGAACAGACCGCCATTTACGATCTGATCCGAGTTAAGCAGTCCGCCAATCATTCCGACGCCTTCGCGCACGCCGCTCAAATCCAGTACGGGACGAATGGTCGGATTCGGATCGATGTAGTCGAATACGCTTCCATCCACGCCTCTCAGCATGGTTTTCGCGGAATCGACAGCATTTTCACCAATACCTTCTGCGCTCTGGCTTACAACCTTTGAGTAGCGGTCAAGGCCACCGGCGATACCCAAATCAAAGTTCATACCCAAGCCATAACCAACTCTCGAAGGAGAATGGACAGACCAGGTAATCTGAATCGCCCTTGTTGCGCCGGCAGCAGCATTGGTTGCAGCTCGCCTTACAGAACCGGCCATAGCGGCAATACCATTGGCAAGACCTTTACCAAGATTCTGACCCGTTGTGTACCATACACGATAAGTCGCTTGAGCAGCGGTTGTACCAGAAGATGAAAGGGTAACAGCAGCAGCACCGACCTGTTCGCCACCGTTGGAAATCGTTGTTGCCATTGTGGTAACGAAAGAGTCTGCCATCAATTCAGCAGCATACTCAATGTCCCAAGTATCAACGTTTCCTTCCTTAATGGAGCTTGCAAGGTCGGTGAAAGCATTTACAATCGTTTGTACAGTTGCGAAATCAGTAGCAGCCTGAGAAGCCCCTGTGATTCCGAGAGCAAACGTGCTGAAATTGTTAGCGAAGGAGGCCATCGTCGAGGATAATCCAACAATGTCTTTGCTTCCTCCAAAGAACTCACCGATATCACTCCATACACCGCCTTTGGTTTCCAAAGTTCCGATGAAGGTTTGCATATCGGTCATCAACTGTGTAGCTGCTTCCGTATTAGAGAAGTCAGCCCCGGCGAGCTGAGTAGCAAAGGTTGCCAGATTAGTGCCGACTGTAGCCATCTTTTCAGACAATCCAACAATGTCCTGCTGACCGCCGAAGAACTCGCCGATAGCATTGAAGACGCCGCCTTCACTGTTCAGGCCATTGGTAAACTGAGTAATCAGCCCCATAGCTTCAATCGCATTGGAAGTCTGCGTAGTGCTGACCGCACCAATGTTTGAAGCGAAAGAAGCAAGGCCTGCGCCAAGCTGAGCACACTTTTCGCCGAAAGCGCCAAGGTCCTGCTGGCCAAGAATGGTCTGAACCCAGCCACCTTCAGCAGGAATAGAATTTGCGAGTCCGGCAAGTGCCAGAGCCGCATTCGTCGAATTAGTGATGTCGTCCTGAGTCACTGCGGTGCTGAATCCGGAGATTTCATTTGCGTAGGCGATCATGCCGGCGGCGAAGCCAGGAATGCGCTCAGCAAATGTAGACAAATCCTTAATACCGAGCAACTTATCAAGCAAACCTCCTTCAGCTGGTAGAGCATTCTGGAGATCGATCAAAGCTTTAGCGGCATTATTGGAATTTGTAATATCGGCTTCAGACACAGTTGCAGTGAACCCAGAAATCTGAGTCGCATAAGCGAGCATACCAGCTGCAAAGCCGGGGATCTTTTCTGCGAAAGCACCAAGATCCTTAATGCCAAACAGACTGTCCAGAAGTCCACCCTCAGCAGGCAAAGCATTCTGGAGTTCGATAAGCGCTTTTGCGGCATTTGTAGAGTTAGTGATGTCAGCCTCGGATACAGTGGCCGAAAAGCCTGAAATCTCAGTCGCATAAGCAAGCATACCGGCTGCAAAGCCAGGAATGCGCTCACCAAACGTAGAGAGATCCTTAATACCCAAGAGGCTGTCCAAGATACCGCCTTCAGCCGGAAGAGCATTCTGAAGCTCAACCAACGCCTTTGCAGCATTCGTGGAATTGGTGATATCGGCTTCCGTCACAGAAGAACTGAAGCCCGTAATCTGCGCAGCGTAGGCCATCATACCAGTAGCAAAGCCTGGTAATTTCTCAGCAAAAGACGAGAGATCTTTGATGCCGAGCAAACTATCCAGAAGCCCGCCCTCAGCGGGCAAAGCGTTCTGAAGCTCAACCAGCGCCTTAGCAGCATTGGTAGAATTGGTGATGTCGGCTTCCGTCACAGAAGAACTGAAGCCGGTGATCTGTTCGGCATAGGCTTTCATTCCGGCTGCAAAGCTCGGAATCTTCTCAGCAAAGCTGGTCAGATCTTTCACACCAATAATGCCATCCAACCAACCGCCTTCAGACGGCAAAGCGTTCTGAAGCTCAACCAGACCCTTTGCAGCATTGGTGGAATTGGTGATGTCAGCATCAGACACAGTAGAACTAAATCCACTGATCTCTTTAGCATAAGCCTTCATACCCGAAGCAAAGCCGGGTACCTTCTCGGCAAAGCTGGTCAGATCTTTTACGCCAAGAATATCCTGCAACACACCACCTTCACCAGACAGAGAGCCTTCCAACGCAATCAACGCTTTTGCAGCATTGGTGGAATTGTCGATATCTGCCTGACTTACAGCAGAGCTGAAGCCGGTAATTTCTTTAGCATAAGCTTTCATACCAGCAGCAAAGCCGGGAACCTTTTCGGCAAAGCTGGTAAGATCCTTCACACCGAGAAGCTGCTGCAACACGCCACCTTCGCCGGAAAGCGAATTCTCCAGCCCGATCAGAGCCTTTGCGGCGTTCGTAGAGTTGTCGATGTCAGTCTGGGATACGGTGGAAGTAAATCCACTGATCTCTTTAGCATAAGCTTTCATGCCCTTGGCAAAGCCAGGCACACGATCGCCAAACATGGAAAGGTCTTTGATACCAAGAAGGTTCTGAATCCATCCGCCTTCGGCAGGCAAGGCTTGCTGAAGCTCGACGAGGGCTTTCGCAGCATTGGTAGAGTTTGTCACATCCGCTTCGCTGACGGAAGCGCTGAATCCGGCAATGTTTGTGGCATAGTTCAGCAATGCAGTCGCCAACGTAGCGGCGTCATCCGCAAAGCCTTCCACATTCTTACTGCCAACAATAGCCTTCGCCCATTCGGGAGCCTCCCACGGAACAGCTTTCACAAGCTCTGCCAGACCCTTCGCGGCATTCGTCGCATTGGTCAGGTTGGCATTATCCGTTTCAGTGAAACCGCTGATGCTGGAAGCGAAGTTATTCAGGGCGGTAGCAATGATGCCAATATCGTCAGCGAACTGACTGATCGGATTATCGCCGACAAACCAGGAAGAGATAGCGGAAACAATCTCAGCGCCGCCGATCGCGATGATCGCGGAAGCCAGATTGCCGACGCCAGTCTTAACGGATTCATCTACGCCCTTGCATCCATCCAGGAAAGGCTGGATGTTAGTCATAAAGTTGGACAGATCAGTTCCGATTTGCGGCAAGTTCAGCCCCTGCATAACGCCGGCGCCCAGCCCACCAACAAACCGACCGATTGCACGACCGATAGACTCGGTCATATCACCGAAGCTATCGATATAGGAAGAAACACTCCATGCCTGTTCCGCAGCCCCAAAGACAGCCATCAGGGCAATAATACCGGCAGCGATTAAACCAAGCTTGGCAATGCCTGCAAGCGCAGCTCCAACCGGAACCTTGCTGATGAGCAGCATGGACGCGGACAGGGACAGCAACGCAATGCCGAACGAGGTGGAGAAGCCCATCATCGTATCGAGCTCAACGCCTTCCAGATGCTTCAGTGCTTTAACAAACACCTGCATGGAGAGCGCCATAATGCCAAGCATGACAATCGACTTGGTAATACCAGTCACCTTGGTCTTGTTCATGATCTTCATGAACGCCGCAATTTCAAGCAGCACAAGCCCAAGTCCGGCAATGCCTTTGATGATCGTTTTAGTTTTCAGTTTGCCGATCTTAGCGATCGTCTCGGCAAAGGAGTTCAGCGAAATGGCCATTAGGATCATGCCAGCGCCTTTGAATACGCCGAAGTTCGTCTTCTTGACCATGGCCATGAACGCGGCCAACTCAAGCAGCACCACGCCAAGGCCGACAAGACCTTTGATGATGGAGCCGGTATCAAGACTGCCGATCTTTTCAATCGTGTTGGCGAACATCGTGATGGATACTGCCATCAGGATCAGTCCGGCGCCCTTGAAAACGCCGAGTTTGGCTTTCTTGGTAAGCGCCAGGAATACCGCCAGTTCGAGTAATACAGCGCCCAGACCAGCGATCCCCTTCACGATCGTACCTGTCTCCAGGCTACCGATCTTCTTAATCGCATTGGCGAACATGTTGATCGACACCGCGAGCAGGATCAGACCAACGCCCTTGAAGACGCCGAGTTTAGCCTTCTTGGTCAGAGCAAGGAAGACTCCAAGCTCCAGCAAGACGGCACCGAGTCCGGCAATCCCACGGACGATAGTATCCGTCTGCATACCGCCGATCTTCTGAATCGCATTAGCAAACATGTTGATCGACACGGCGAGCAGGATCAGCCCAACGCCCTTGAAGACGCCGAGTTTGGCTTTCTTGGTCAGGGCAAGGAAGACGGCCAGTTCGAGTAACACAGCACCAAGGCCGGCCACACCGCGAACAATCGTATTGGTTTCAAGATTGCCAATCTTCTGAATCGCATTCGCGAAGAGATTCAGCGAAACCGCCAACAGGATCAATCCGGCACCCTTAAAGATGCCCATCTTGGCCTTCTTGGTCAGAGCAAGGAATACAGCCAGTTCGAGTAATACAGCGCCAAGGCCGGCAACACCCTTCACGATCATGCCAGTATCCATGCCGCCGATCTTTTCGACAGCTCTGGCAAAGATACTGATGGCTGCGGCGAGCAGCACAAGGCCGGTACCCTTAAATACACCCATCTTGGCCTTCTTGGTGAGCGCCATAAAGATGGTCAGCTCCAGCAAGACGGCACCGAGTCCGGCAATACCCTTGACAAGGGTCTTGTCGTCCAGCTTGCCGATCCGCTCGATTGCTCCGGCGAAGATCAGCATCGCTCCACCGAGCATCATCAGGCCAATGCTTGTTACGGCCAGGCCAGCAGCATTCTTAAGCTTGATTTTGCTAAGAATAAAAGCAAATGCAGTAATCGCCGTCAGCATGATGCCCATGGTGAGGATCGCATCGCCCAAACGATTCGGATCGATCTTGGCAACGATGTAAAGCGCACCGGCAATCAGAGCGAGAGATGCGGCAATGTTGAGAATCGATTTAGTAATGTCCTTCTTCTGCTTAAAAGAGGACAGTGTATCAGTGATACCTTCGGAAATATCCTCAATGCCACCGACCAGCTTCTTCTTGATGTCCTTCAGACCCTTGATGAATTTCATGATCTTCAGAACCAGTCCACCACCAAGAGCAGCGCCGATGATCACAGCCAGATCCGCGCCGTCCATGTTTGTGGCGAAGTTCTTAATGCTGTCGATGATGCTGGAGAAGAAGGTCTTGATGCTCTTAAGAATGTTGTTGCCGTCAAAGAACTTACTGATCTTTTCACCGATGCCGGAGAAGTGACTGAACCACTCTTTCAGCTTGCCAATGATCCCTTCCGGGCCATTGCTGAAAAGATCCTTCGCAGTCTGAATAAACTGCTTAACGCCGTCGATCATCTTCTTGATGAACGCGACAACCTTTTCGACGACTTTCTGAATTCCACCAGTCTCTTTCAGATGCTGATTGAATTCAGTAATCTTATCGGCACCCTGGGCGATCAGCTCAACCAAGCCGCCGGCATACGGAGAAACGTAGCCGATCACTTGCTTGGCAATATCCCAAACGCCGCCGATAACCTGACGGACGATATCCAGCCCATTCGCCATACCAGCGATGATGCGGCGGATCTTGCCCATCTTTTCTTCGTTTTCGGTAAACGCCTTGATGCGATCGGTCAGCTCACGGAATCCTTTGGTCATGTCAAAGAGCTGCTGACCGGTCTTCGGCGGGAAGATCTTCTGGAATTCCTCGCGAACAAGACCAACGATATTCTGAATCGCATAAACAATGTTCCAGAAGCTCTTAATCAGCTCATCGCGGCCGCCAAGCTCTTTCCATTGCTTAACGATCTTGTTTCGTGCCTCGGCAGATTCACCAATAACGTTGCCGAAGAAATCACTGATGCTCGTCAGAAGCTCTTTGGCTTCCTCAAAGTCACCAATGATATAACGCCAGGTCTCCGTCCAACCGGACTGAGCGGCTTCCTTCAGCGTATCAAACAGCTGCGTAAAGGTTTTTACCTTAGTGGCAGCATTGGTTGCGTCTTCAGCCAGACGAATCATTTCATCCGCTTCTTCAGGAGTGAAGCCCTGGGCGAGCAATTCGCCGCGCTTCAGCTCCTTCATAGCTGCAACGCCTTCCTCAATGTTCTCCTTGGTATATCCGGCCTGCTTGGCCATCTCTTCAAAGTCCCAGGAGAACTGATCCAGCGTAGCGGACAGAAGATCGGAAGTAAACCAGCCTTTGGAAAGAGATTCTTTGAAGCCCATTTCATCAACGATTTCCTGAACCGTCTTCTGAACCTTCTTCTTGACCTTCCTTCCGTTTTTATCGATAGTTTCTTCAGTAACCTCGACAGTTTTACCCATCGCTTTAGCGTTACGGAGAATAGCTTTCTGGAATACCTCACCGCCCATACCGGCGCGCATGACACTGTTCCACTGATAGGCGGTTACCGTGCCGGCGGACATCGCCTGAGACAACATATACATCGCGTTGCTGGCCTGTTCGGCATTCGAGCCGGAAACAGCGGCAAGGTTCGCGATACCCTGAATGGCCGCGACAGAAGTATCCAGATCGACGCCGGCAGCTGTGAATCGGCCGATGCTCTCCGTCATCTGGGTAAAGTTGTAAATAGTTTTATCTGCGTAATGATTCAGCTGATCCAAACGGTCATTGATAATAGCGACTCGTTCGCCTTCATCGGTAATACCTTTCTTCGCCATGGAATCATAGGTATTGGAAAGGATCGTCTGGATAGAGCCGATCTGAGTTTCGTATTCCTGCAAACCGGTCTTTACTGGGTCGATCGTCAGAGATTCGACGAAGTTTTTCACCTTTGACGCGGCATTCAAAGCTGCGTCACCGATCCGGTTATAGACATTCTGGACAAGGTTTCCCATGAAGGAGAAACGGTCCGCAACAGACGTGGCGGCATCAGCCAATCGGGAAAAATCGATTTTGCTGGCGGCCTTGTCGATTGCTTCGAGTCCCTTTGCCGATTTTTCTAAGTCAAGCCCTTTTTTCAGATTATCAAGCGACTTAACGCTTTCCTGGATGCCATCTTCAAACTGTTTGTTATCGAATTGCATCTCAACAACGCGCTTATCGACATTGTTACTCACGACGTTACCTCCCTCCAGGCTTCATCGGCAAGTTGGTCAAAAATCGGGCGCAGTGCGGGATTGATATAATCGATCCCCTCCACATAACCACCCGTTCCAGTACCATGGCCGTATTGCAGAATGACCGCAATATTAACGCCCTTGTTGATATTGGAGTTATTCCAAAAAATAGAATAGCCGTCGGAGTTCTCAACAATTTCATAGCTCCAGGCGGCTGCTGTTTCTCCGGATTCAACCGGAGTTGCGGAGGCGAGAGCCGTGACACCGGCCTGACCATACCGCTCAAGAATCTGTCTTGGCGTAGCCTTTTGGGCTTGCGCAAAGAATCTTTCCGTATTCCGGAAATTACCTCTATGTTTGATCCGGATCACGGCCCTCACCTCCTTTCTCCGTTATCCTTTGCTGTTCAGCCGTGCACGGCGGGCCTTATTCATTGCGGTGCGCTGTTCCATCGCTTCACGCCGGTTCTGTTTCTTCTTCGGCGCATTCTTCGCGTTACAGACGCGAATGAGCGTCAGCAATGTATTAAGGTGCCATTTACGGCATTCCCAGGGGATGTTGAGTGAAATCATCCAATAGTAAATTACTTCGGATGTAATGACCTCTCGATGGACAGGTCCTTGTTTATCTTTGTCGCTGAACCACGTCGCCGTCATCGGCGCTTCGATATAGTTGTTGATCTGCTCCATCACGGCATTCGTGATGCCATTATAGACAGCCGGATCAACATGCTGCGTCAGCGTCATGCAGCGAATATAGTCAACGCATTCTTCGGTAGTTTTGGGGTCCTTTCCCAGGAACGGCTTGTTCCATTTCTGCTCCCATCTGTGAATGGAAACCAACGAATGCTCCAGCTGCAACGTTGTATCCTTGGTCTGACCAAAGCTGTTGGTTTTTTCGTCGAACCATTCATACCCCGGTATCGTGACCTGAAGCATTCAGCGCACGACCTTATTCCACGGGGACCAGGTTTGAGGGCTTGGGAGCATTATTGGCAGCGGCTGCCTGCGCGACAGCATCCTGGGGCAGGATGGCATTGATGAACGCGGCGGCTTTCTCGGGATCGAGCAGCTCCAGGAACAGCTCGGAATAGGCCTCCGTCTGGGAGAACCGCAGGGAGCGTTCGGGAGACTTCTCGAAATACTTGCCATCCAGAGACTTCTCGCCATAGGCCTTCATGATGATCTCCTTGAAGGTCTTGGAGATGCGCTCCATGTCCTGCTCAGCGACCAGGCGCTGAATCAGCTTGGTCATGCCGCCATTGACGCCCATTTCCATCTCCAACACCTCCGCCTTGGACAGGTTGAAGAAGAAATCCTCGGTGCGCTCATTGCCATCGTAATCGGTATAGGTAATCGTCTTCTTAAGCATCTTTTATTTCTCCTTTCAAATAAAGAACGGGTGGCGTCCCCTCCGGCGTCACCCAATGGTGTATCCCTCCGGCTCTATCGCCGGCTCAACCGTTTACTGTGATCCGAGATCAGGTACCAGTGACAGCCTGAAGGGCGGTCAGGATCTCGTTGGGAGTGGGCAGACGGGAAGCGGCAGTGGTGGAACCATACAGAATGTCTTCCAGAGCCTTCATCTTCGCGGCGCCCAGCTTGGTGGAGTCGAACTCCAGCTTGGCAGTGGGCTTGTAGCCGGTCATCGGCACGGGAGTGCCTTCGGCGTCCCAGCTCCAGGGGTTGGCTTCGGGAGAGTCATTCACGGTGTCATAAGCCTTCTCAGTGGGAGAAGCGCTCAGACCATACGCGACATGAATCTTGTAGCCCAGCTTGTCGGTGTTGGCATTGCCGATCTCGGAACGCCAGGACAGGCCGAACTTCTTGCGGTTCTGCTGGCCGACAAACATGCCAGGAATGGGCTGCGCGGAGCCGTCGCACTCGGCGAACTCATCGGGATAGGTGTAGGCCTCGATGCTGCCGTGATACTCTTCCGCACCGCGGATACCGGCATAGTAGATGCCGTCGGCGTACATCTTGTTGATGTCGGCGCCTTCGGGCTGGTCGGTGACATTGGTCAGGCCGTTCCAGGCCTTGCCCTCACCATAGGTGCCATCGTCTTCCATGACAAACAGGACACCCTGAGATACGCCATACTCATACTTGCGATTTTCGGCCTCGTCCCAGGTCAAACGAGCAGTAGGCATGATTTAGTCCTCCTTTAATTAGTAGTAGAGTGTGAAAACATCATGATGCAGATTGTCACTGCTGAAGTAGCGATCATGTACGCACATCGGCAACTCGGCAATCTTTCCGGGAATGGGGGATTCAGGATCTCGATAGATCACGGTGACCGAATACCGATTGGCATGATGATAGGGCTTATTGTTCGCAAAGCGACTGTCGATTTTTTCCCTCTTATACACAATACAGTCATAGGTCATCTTGAATCCGGTGGGCGGTTGGAAGTAGACGTTTCTGGAGCCAAGGATGGCGCACAGAATTTCATGCAAATCAACCCGTTGGCCCATTATAGACACCCCCAATCGTTAAAAGCAGACGGGGGCTCTGGACTTCCACATTCGTGACCTTCCAGACAGCCCCCATCCACTTAACATAACGAATGGCAAAGAAGTGCTTATAGGCATACGGGTCGGCAACAATGCTGATGCTGTTGTTTACAACCACATTGTCGTTTATGCTTTCGCCGGCTTCGAGTTTTCGGGTATTACGAAAAACGTCACCGGCGTAATTGCGCTCAGTGACAACTTCTTCGTTAATACCGGGCCTCGTTTCCTGCGTCTCAGCATAACCGACCGTACCATAGAACTTTGCCATTTTGACGGATCACTCCAATCAGCCGCCAGTCACTTCAGTCTCCACCTCGGTCTCCAGCGCGATGGCGGAGAAGGGACGGGTCAGAGCACCGGAGCAACGGGTTTCCAGCAGGCTGACTTCCTGGTTGAAGTTGATATCGAACTGGTTGAAATGAGTGATTTCGCCGCCCTTGGTGGCGCCAAGGCTGTAGTCAGCGAAGTTCACCAGCAGGCCAAGCAGCTCGAATTCCTTCTCAGTGCCTTTCACAGTGGCAGTACGGGTCTTACCCTCGAACTGCTCAGCGGTGATGATCTCATTGACATTCAGCGCAGCCTTCAGCTCGTTGATGTTGTCATAGATCCGACGGCCGTTCAGGTCACGGGCCAGCAGCATCACGTTCACCAGGTGAGGCGTGCACAGGAAGTCGGGATTGCCGGAGCCCTTATACTTCTCACGAGCATACAGCAGGGTCTGGATGATCGCCTCGGCATACACATAGTTCTCGCCGAAGTTGGCGGTGGAATTGGTACCGGTCAGCTCGGTGCGCATGGCCGCAATATCCACGGTCCGATGCATGCAATACAGCTCATCATCCAGCCAGATCGGGCGAATCTTGGTGGGATCGATGGCTTCGCTGTTCTGCTCATCACCATTGCGGCCATCACCGATGGTGATCTGACGGGCCAGTTCCTCGTTCAGGTTCATGCGATCCAGGTTGTACATGTAGGCGACGATATCGAAATCGGTGATGTCGACGATGTCGTCACGATTCAGCTTGGAGCGGATGTATACCGTAGTAGGATCAGAAGTGCGGCCGATGATTTCGATGTTACCGGCATCGGTCTTCTGAGTGCCCTTCTTGTAACCCTTCGCACGACGATTGGTGATGTCACGAACGTCGGCCTGGCGGGTGCGAATGCGGCTGATGGGGCTCTTGTGAACCTTCGCCAGCACCTTGCCGATCCAGCCCTGGTCGGTGGTCAGCAGCTCGGGAGCGCCGGGCTTGAGGTCCTTGTACTCCGGGAACAGCTGGGCGATATTCCTGACGCCCAGGTCGTTGTCACCGTCGGCATGGGACAGGGTGCTCTTCTTTTCGTCGATGAAAGCGGCATAAGCGGCCTTCAGAGAACCGCCGCCGTAGCTCTTGGCGAGCTTGACGATCTCCATACCGTCCGCATGGGAGAGTACGGCCTCGTCCTTGTTCTGGGTTTCCTGATCGAAGATATTACGCTTCATTTCGGTTTCCTCCTCTTCCTTTTCGGAATTGTGTTTGACCTCGGAGCCCTTGTCTTCAGGCCCCTCGGAAGGTTCGTCGTCGGGATTAACGACGTTATCGAGGAGATAAGCCACGGCGTTCTTCTGCTCTTCATTCAGAGTATCAAGAACGTCCTGGATGGACTTTTTATCGTCAGACTTATCGTCCTCTTTCTTGGTTTCAGGCTTGGATTCTTCCTCGCCCTTCTTGTCACCGGCGTCATCGGCATGTTCCACTTCGTCGGTCTTCTTCTCTTCCTCAGAGTGCTCGATCTCAGTGAAAAGCTCGATTTCATCACCGGTGTAGATGATGCCCTGTTCAAGGTCCACGGACGTGGTGCCATCGGCATGCACAACCACGGAATCGATGAACGCGCCAGGATTGGCTCCGGCATAAACCAGACTGACCTCACGGATCATACCGTGCAGCACAGTCTTTGCTTCTTCCTTCAGCTGATTGGCATAGATGGACAGCGCATTGATATCACCATGAAGCACGAGCTTCCTGGCATTCACGCCGCTATCCGTGTCATTGAAGAAGCATTCAACACGCATGGAACCATCCTTACTGTGCAGGATGCCATAGCCAAGAACGCTGTCAGGAGTAGCGTGATTATGGTTCCAGACAATGGGAACCCTGGCACCATCCTGATGGGCAAAAGCATTCTTGGCGATCAGACGACCGTCGGAGCAGCGCATGTCTGCCTTAGTCGCCCAACCGGCGAAATCATACTTTTTATCCATTTTGACCTGTCTCCTTATCTTTGTTGGTTTCTTCCGTTCCCGGCCCAGAGCCACCCGGCAGTAGCGCCTGCTTCTCCTCAGAGGAAGCACTCAGATTCTTGTTCCGCAACACATCAGCATTCGGATCATCACTGGGCTTCATGCCGATAACCTGTCTGATCTCATTACTGGTCATGATCTCGTTACGGGTGAACTTATCGGCAATTTCAGCAATGTCATTAACCGGCACCAGCTTGAACGGATCACGGAAGAAAGTCACAGTCTGCCGCTGAGACCGGGCCGTCTGTGTAAGGAACTTGCGATTCATCTCATCCACAATGGCAGAAAGGATCGGCTCAATCGTTCTGTTGTAATAGTTCAACATGGTCTTTTCATCAGCGGTACCATCAAGGATCGCCTGTGTAATACCAAGCTGACTAAAGAACATGCCCATGAGATACTCGATCTGTTTCATCAGATTGTTCTCAACAGGTCGATTGAGCTGCGTAATGTGCTCGGTTCCATCAGTGTATGCGATGCCATACTTCCCTTCGGAAAGCTGCTTTTCGATGTCCTTACGCCGTTTCTCGGCTTGCTCACGACGAGCTTCGGTCTTGATGATGTAGGGCAGCTGAATAATCAGATCGAGCTTTCCACTACTGGTCTGCTCATCAACCACATCCAGCAAACTCAACTTGCGCGTAAGGCGCTTATAAATCGAGTTGGGCTCGTTCATCACGGCATACATCGGATTCTCGATAAGGGGCACAGTCGATTTGGGAATGATAATCTCCTGATGGCGGCCAATCTCGTCGTTGTAAACTTCGACCTTCACGTGACGTGGATACCACTCAACAACCCTGCCGGTGCGCATGGTATAGACCTTGAAGTTTCCGGAATCATTCGGTTCGTCATCGGCATCAGTCGGTACGGCTGCGACGCATCCTTCATCGAGCATGCTTGCAACCAGATCCTGAATAAAGGCTCGGCCGGTCTGGTCAATGTTGGCTTCAACCGTCAGACAGTTATTAAGACCGGAATCGATCGTTTCCTTATAGCGGCCATTCTCGTCAAGCCGAACATGCCGAATACTCATGGACGCTGCGTCCATTGCAATCCGGTTATAAACGGCAGTAACGATAGATCGTTCATTACCTCGCGAGTAATGCATTCGATCCGGACGCCGGCCGTAGGATGGGCCAATGGTATAACCGTACTGAGTGGGATCTTTGTTCTTGAAGGTGTTCCAGGCATGTTTAAGCCTGTCCATCAAAGCCATGTCGGTTTTCCTCCTATATCTCGAATTGGAAATGAGCATAAAAAAAAAGACCGCAGGTCTAACCTACGATCTTTAGCGTAAGCCGGATTAGAGTTTTGTTATCTGATCTTCCCGACAGTCATATAGCGGAAAATCGCCATTATAAGCAGAAGGATCATTAACATACCCTCGTTCACTGCTTTGAACGGTATAAACCGGCTGCCCATCATCTCCGGGATAGATGTCTACGATGTTTCCTGTCACGTTCTTATGTTCGATACGAACGTGGTCAAATAACTCGAAAGCCATATCAATCCTCCTCTAAGCGCCGGTCAATGTAAGCGGTGATAAAACGCGCAGACGCATCCGGCCCATCGTTCTGCCAAACGGTTCTGAACAGCTTTTGTGCTGTAACACCGAGTGACATTGGAATGCTGAATTTTTCTTTGGTCTTTCCGATTTGCATAGAATCCCGCTTCTTGGACAGATCAAATCCTTTCTCAATGTCGCGGAAAAGCTGATCGGAATCGGAAGGCTTATATCCAACGCTAAAGAATTCTTCAGCATGATCTGTTCCGGCTTTCAGACACCATGAAGTGAACTTCTTCTGGTCAACTGTAAAGCCTTTGGAGCTCTGATAGACTCCATCTACTATTTTAACAGCTTCTTCAGCTTTTTCAACAGCCGATTTGGTCACATGACCGAGCTGTTCCGGAGTTCGGCGAACGCCCCACTTCATACCTTTGACACCGTGATGGCAGAGGACGCCGCCCAAGTAATGTTCATAAATCATTCTCAGTCAAACGCCTCCCTGTTCACCTTATAGGCTACATAGCCATCAAGCATGGCGGCAACGGCATCGATCTTCTGCTCGTAGCGCTTCTTAAGAAGCTTGCGGTTTCCATTGGTGTCCTCAAGAGCAATACAGTTTCCCATAGCAAACGTCATCAGCGTTTCATCGAAAATCAACATCCTTTCTTCAGACAGCTTCTTGAGTTCACCGAGCGGCACAGATTCTGTCCTCGCGCCCTGAATGACTTTTTCAATCGCAAAAGGCCCGTTCTCGCTTTCCCAGCGAGCTACAAAGTCTTTCGCGTTGTACGGGTCGTAGCCGAAAGCGCGAACATCATACTCATTCTCTGTAATGTAGTTGTCGAGATCATCATAGACCTGCATCATATCGAGAACGGTACAATCCATAACCACGAGGCTGCCCTCACGAATGAACTCCTCATACTTGGTATGCATAGCAGCGGGAAGCTTATCAAAGGTAAGCTGTGAGATGTAGTTGCGAGTCTTAATGCCGAAACTGCCATCGCCCAGCGGAAACAGGAATGTGAACGCACAGAAGTCATCACCCTGCGAAAGGTCGGCGCCGAGAGCGCAGGGCATCTTCCAAAAGTCGTGATGGCCTTCATGCACCTGGATTTCTTCATAAGAGAAGAAATAGGTATAACCCTCCATGGGAATACCAAAGCGCTTGGCCAGGGTATCATTCCGCTCATGGGGGGATTTTTCGATGTTATCTACATCACGCTGATAAGTTTCGTAGCTGACGGTCTTTCCGAGATTTGGATTGGCTTTCAGCCACATTTCAGGATGGGCAACTTCCTCGATGGAATCGAGTTTGTAATACCAGATACTGACCCAGGGCTGATCCAGCTCTCCGCGAAGGATCTTCATCAACTGCATTTTGATGGTATCGCCGATCGCGTTGCGAACGGTACCCTCGGAGCTGATGGCAACGATCAGATAGTCGTCAATCTTGGAGGAGCCTTGCTCAATCGCGCCAACAACATTCTCACGAACATCGCAGGACAACCATTCGTCGATCGTAGCGATCTTAGTTCTCATGGATTGCAGCTTATCAATAGACATTGGCACAGTTTCAATCCGGCTGCCTGTCAGGAAATTCTCGATGCCCTTTTTGGTGCTGGCGAGCTTAACCCGATTGGCGCGGGAACCTGTGGTGTTCTGCAAACTGCCTTCCGTCAGGAACTTAAACAGTGGTCCTCTGGCGCGAGTAATGGAAGTGCGAATGGGTGAAAGTGTCTCATCAGCCTGACGCATGGTGTAAGCGGTCGCAATCTGATGAGTTGTGCTGGTATCAATGTTGAGGAAATAGCTTTGGATGCAGCTGGCGTACATCGTCTTCGCAGCACCTCTGGCAACAATCAGATACTGCTTATTGCACAGACGTTTCTTGATGAGCTTTCGGCGATAACGCATCCTGCCATCCTCGCTGGTTACGGGAACCTTTTGTTCCACGAAATAATACCAGCCAAAGATGTCCTCAGCCCAGAGCTTAAAACTGTCCAGAAGTTCAAGATCTGAACCGTCTGTCAATGTCAGCTCTTCTTCACAATACGCGATAAAACCCTCAACAGCCTTATCGTCATAGTAGTACATCGGATTGTCAATCAAGGCATCAATCCGATTCATTTGGAGCTCAACCTCTTGGTTGATCGGGATCTGCCCAGCGATTACGGCATCTCGAAATCTGCCGTAATACTTTGGGACGGCTGTATTCGATAATGCCATGGATCACCACTCGCTTTAGGAATGTCCGAACCAGCCAGAGATGGTTCCCCAGTTGTTCTTAAGCGTGATGACGGTGCTGGATGCTGCGGCAACACCGCCTGCAACCTTGAGAGTGGAAGAGAGGATCTTCTTGCCTCTCTCGACACGAGTAGGATTCATCTGAGAATACTGCTTCTCCATGTTAAGCCGATTCAGACGAGCACGTAGCTCAGCATCGCTCATCTTCTTCACGCTTTTGGTATCATGGGCTTTCTTGTAGTCCTCGTGAGAATCGTCGTCTTTCTTGGCCGACTTGCTTCCGGTCCTATGACCAAGCTGTTCCGGGGTGTGCCGGACACCCCATTTCATGCCTTTAATGCCGTGGTGCCAAATTTCTTCCGCCATAGGAAGCACACTCCTTTCTTTTTGGCATAAAAAAAGACCGGCCCGCAAGAAAACGGCGAGTCGGCCATAAAGAAGTTTTGTGTTACGGAGCCCAATCGGGATCTTCAACTGCTTTTACAGAAGCAACACCCTGATCGACAACGAACACCATACCTTCCTCGAACTTGATAGAAAGCGTATCACCAACAGCAAGCAGTGTTTCATGCTGTCCACCATCATGAGCAGCCTTATGAGCTTCATCTTCATAAAGGTGGCACATGAAATAGGTCTTACTTAGAGAGGTGAGCAAGTACCGGCCAGGCGTAATATCCTGACCAACCACGTATATGCCCTGATAAAGATTGTTTCCATCAAGTACGCAATCAATCTGTTCCTGAATAGCTGCATCCAACTGCTCATGAAGCTTCAGAAGAGCAGCCAGATCCATGCTGCTGAAATCAATCTCCTCTGCCATCACGGGAATGGACAGGCAGAGCATGGCAAGCAGCAAAGCAATGAATTTCTTCATTTGATCATCTCCTAAAAATTGCTTTCAGTATGAAACCAAGTATTGTGAAGGGTAGTTTCAGAATCCATACAATGGCTTTGAACAGGAAGAGGATGATCTTCACGAACAGATAATCTGAATAGCTATCATATGTTCGTGATGAACGAAACACTTTTCCATTTCTAAGCCGTCGAGTATGAGTTACACGAACCCCCACTGCCAATACCTCCATGTCAGCAATTTATGGCAATAGCTTTGTGTATTATACCATATACCCCCCCCCCCGCAAATTAAATTTCTGTTACGAATTGTTACAGAATGATTAACTTTCGGATTTAGATCTTTCAGCAGCGATGTTGATCCGCCACTCATACTGATTTGCCTGACGCTCCATGGAATCA